CCCGGCGGGGGGGGAGCCGATTGGGGACCGGCATGGCGGTGGCCGTGTCCCACAGCATGCGGTTGCGGAAGTCGGCCACCAGCTCCCAGCGGCTCCCGTCATCAGCCAGGCGCAGCGCCTGGCACTGGCCGACGGTCTGTGCGGGCGCCACGTCCACCGTGCCATCGGGCAAGTGCCAAACACCGTCGGGCGACGGCTGCAGGCGCACCGGGCCCATGTAGGCGCGATTGGCGGGATCGAAGGCGTGGGCAAAGCGGGTTTCGGTGGACATGCTTCGTTCCTCAGTAGGTGATGCAGTAGATCATTCGCAGACCGGCCGGCAGGTTGCGGTCGCCGCCGGTGTTGTTCACTGTCACCGCATGGGTGTGTGCGCCCGCATCTGCAGCCGAAGCGCTGTGGCCGTGATCGCCCACCTGCGCGACGGAAATGGTGTGGGTGTGGTTGCCGGCGTTGTTCATGCCGATGTTGTGGGCATGGGCGCCGGCGCCGTCGGTGGTGAATGTGTGGGCGTGATTGCCCGCCGGGTTCGTGAGGGGCCAGCTGTTGTCCTGATCGACGCCGCTGGCACGGGTGCCCACCTGATCCCGGTTGCCATACTGCCCCCAGGGATAGGGCATCTGGTCGCCGAAGGGACTGATGTGCTGGTGATCACCAGACGCCGAGGTGCCGCCGTTGTGCGCGTGGTGGCCCTGCGAATCGGTCCACGTGTTGTGGGCATGATCGCCGGCGGCTGCAGCGCTGGCGCCGTGCGAGTGCGCACCGCCGCCCGCTACCGTGATGGTGTGGCTGTGCGTGCCTGCACTGGCCGATGACGCACCATGCGCGTGTCGAATCACTTCACCGTTGGTGGCGGTACCGACAGTCTCCGGCTTCTGCGTGTGGGTGACCACGGTGCCTTCCAGCATGGCCGGCAGGTTGAAGGTGGTCTTGCCATCGCCTGCGCCGTACAGCGTGCCGATGGCGGCGAACAGCTCGGCATAGGTGGTGCGGGAAACGGCCGCGCCGTCGCACAGCAGGGTGCCGCTGGGGGCGGTCTTGCCGGCGAACATGATGACCTGGCCGGGGATGCGGTTGGCCTTGGTGGCTGGGTTGAAGTTGACGTTCGTCCATAGCTCGGCCCATGGCTTCCAGCGAGTCTCAGCGGTGGTGCCGGCCGAGTCGTGGCGGGACCGCATCCAGAAGCGATTGGCGCTGCTGAAATCACTCGCGATGGCCAGACCGCGCGCATTGTCGTAGGTCGGCAGCGAAATAGCATTTGTGAATGCGCTGGGCATCGAGTCATCCGCCGCCGCGCTGCGAAGGTGCGAACGGTAGGTGTCGTATGCGGACAGCCAAGCACTTCCGTCCTGGGTGCGGGGCGCGAATGCCACCCGAGCGGCAACGTCGGTGGCCGAACCGGCGCCAATCTCGGCCAGCGTCCACCCGAAGTTCACGCCACCATTTACATCCTTGGTGGTGTTCCCGATGGTCACCTTGCGGGAGGCGCCCCATGCCGTGCTCACGATGTTGGCAGAGCCATCGAACGCGGTGCCATTGATCGTGCGCGGCGTAGCGAGCCTGCCGGCTGTGTCGGCGTTGCCGGTCAGCTTGCCTCGGAACTCGGCCGCGTATACCCAGCTCCCGGTGGGGTTCAACACAATCTTGTTGGGATTGGCGACGTTCGTCAGGCGGAATTCCTTACCGCCGGTAATGTCGTGCAACTCCAACCCGGTCTGTCCCTCCGTCCTGCCTTGTTTGAACTGCCAAGGGCGTTCCGAGTACAGCTCGCACAGCACCTTTCCGTCGCCCGAGCCGGTTCCGATTCGGGCTCCAGCCATCTCCGTGAATCCGTTCTTGTAAACGGCCAGCTGCCCGGCGGCGTTGGCGGTGCCATTGGGCCGCAGGTAGACATAGCCCCCCGATTCGCCCGTCGGCCCCGCCCCTGCGGCGAGCACAACACTGCCAGTATCCGTTCCACGCAAGCTGCCACCGCCGAAGCCGAGGTCGACGGTTTGATCACTGGGCAGGTAGAGACCTAGGGCAAAGGTCTGACGACGGCCCCAGCGATTCTCGGTTGCTTCGACCAGGCGCCGCAGGTCGCCCATATAGGCAAGGGGCTGAACGGTTGCGTAGATGATCCCCTGCGGCTCGGCAATGACGTGCGTACCAGGGCCGTGGTACGTCGTCCCGGCAGCGTTGACGACGCGCACGGCATGACCTTGGTTGTACTCGCGCTGCTGCAGCCACAGCTCGACACCTGTGGACTTGCCCGCAGCATCGGTCATCAGCACCAAGCCGAAGCGGCTGGGGCGATCAAGGGAAGAGTCGGCGCCGATCCGCGTGTGCTGCACCATGCCATCAACAACCGCCTGCGTCAGCACCGTGGTCGTATCACTGAACGTGCGGGTAGACGCGGCGATCTGCTCCCAAGCGTAGCGCGGGCTGCCGATGGCGCCATTGGTCATTTCCAGCAGCAGAATGCTGGCGCCGGGGCCGCGCCACGGCAGCGTGCCCAGCTTGATCCACCGGATCTGATTGGAGTTGCCTGGGATCGCGTCAATGGGCTGAACCTTCCCCACCTGCGGGAAGTCGGCGGCGTGCATGCCGTCGAGCGTGTCGGCGTCCAGCCCCTTGCCGTGGCCCATGTCTTTCAGCGCGGCGCCCTTCACTTCAAGGGCAGTACGGATAGCCGCGGCCGTTGCCAGGGACAACAGCGTCTTGACGAACTGAGTGGGTGCGTCGCCGCCGAAACGGTTGTTCAGCGCGGTCTTCAAGCCGCGCGGCGTCACCGCTCGGACCGCATCGGCACCGTTGGTGGTTTCTGTGCCGTCTGCCAGCTCGACCACACCGGGGACGGTCTCGGTGGCGGGCGGATTCAGAAACTCAGTGCTGCCGAATTTGATCTGCGCGGTGTCGATGTCGGCCAACGTCACGTCTGCCGAGAGCAACAGCGTGGAGATGGTGGCCTTCTCCATGATCGCGTCGGCCTGGCCGTATACCGCAAACAGCGTTCCATCGGACAGGTACAGCCCGAAGCCACGCAATGTGTACTTCTCCGCGCCGCTGTCCTGCAGCGTGACGTGGATGGTATCGGCCGCGACGGACTTGCCGCCGAAGGTGGTCATGCGCTTGAACTCGCCCGGTAGCTGCGTCATGGCCGCAGTAGGGGTGAAGCCGGTGGCAGTGAGGCCGATGTGGGAAATCAGCACCGTGTTGGTGCCGGTGTTGGTGGCGTTGACCAGCTTGGCGCGGCCGGCAGTGGTGATCTTCATGCGCATGGGGGGTCAATCTCCGGTCATCGTCAGGCGGCGGTAGACCGCCGCTCGGGCACCTGCGACGTCTCCGACTTGGCTGTCGGCCTGAATGCCTTGGGTGAAAGTGAAGTGCGAGCGCACCGGCTTGGTGCGGTTTACGGAGTCAACGATCTGGTGCACGAACTCGGCTGATGAGTCCTGACCGCCGTCGCCGCTGATGGTTAGAAACAGGTCGAAGGTGTGAGGCTGGCCCTGTGGCGTGGACTGCCACCACTCGCGGATCTGGACCTGACCGCCAAAGCTGGCGACCAGGTCGGCGATGCTTTTCGCGGTGCCCTTATGCCGCTGGATCTGGAACGAACTGGCGATGCGGGCGCGCTTGATGCGCTCGGGCCAATCGCTGTCCCAGGTATCGACGGACACGCTCCACGCGAGGAACGGCAGGAACTCGGCCGGGCAGTTCCACGGATTCCAGAGCGTGTCGTGAACCATGGGCACGCCCGACAGCTGGGCGTCGGCACGCTCCACCGCGCGTTCCAGCGCCGTGGAATTGGGCGGCAGCAGAGAGGTGGTGTCAGGCATCGGTGCCGCCGTGCTCGATCACCACGCTGGTGCAGAACGGCGCTGACTGCGCATCCACCGGCATATCGGCAGTGGGCGCCATCAGCTGCACACGGTGGACGCCATCGACGTGCAGAGCCGAGTAGAGCGCCGAGAGCGGCACGTCGCGGCCCAGGCGCTGGGTCTGCTGCAGGAACAGATCCACGCGGCGGCGGGCCTCGGCCAGCACCAGGGCGCTGTCAGGGCCGTTGAAGGTGACCAGGCGTGCGCGGATCTCGAACGGCTTCACACTGGCCGGGGCCACCGTCACGTAGTCGGTCAGCGGGCGCACGTTGTCGTTGAGCAGCGCGGCCTCGACGATCTTCAACAGATCGGCCGACGGGGTGCCGTTGCCCTGTCGCGACAGGACCGTGACTACCACCTTGCCCGGCGACGGGCTGGCCACGCTGGCGTCGAGCACGTCCGGGTGTGCCGAGAGCGTGTGGAAGATGTAGGCGCCTTCCGGGCCTGCCACCGACAGGCTTTCCGGCGCCAGCTGGATGCGACGGCGGAATGCGGCGTCGTTCTCGTAGTCGGCTGGGGTGTTGGTCTTCGGATCTGCCGGTTTCAACAGCTTGCGCTGCACGCCGAACGGCACCGCGAGGTTGTCCAGATCGGCGCCCATGGAGTAGGGCAGCAGCAGGCCGCGTGCGCGCTGGTTGAACTGCTCACGCAGCACCAGCTCGCGGTACGCGCTCGTGGTGAATCAGGGCGATGGGCGAGACGCGGCCGCTGAACCCGACTGCGGCCTCAGCACCGCTGGCGCGGATGCGCAGGTGCTTGGCCTGCCGGATCTTGCCGAACATGGCGCCGCGTTTGATGCGGCCCGCCTTGGCACGGCGGGGCGGTGCCTTGCGCCTGGCTGCGAACGGGGAGCCGTCAGGATTCTGCTGGCTGGCGATGCGCCTTTGCTGGGAGCGGCGCAGGGCGGTACCGACCTTGCGCGCCAGCTTGCCGCGCTCAGCGGCGGTCAGGCGCTGCAGCAGCGGCGCCACCCATGCCTCAAGGCGCTGCAGATCCTCGCTCATTCGATGATGGCCGGCAGCGTTGCCACGACTTCGCCCTCAGCGACCAGCGGGCCACCGGCCAGCGAGTGGCGGTGTTCCCATTCGGTGGGTGGCTCGGGTAGGTATTGCAGCTGGAATGCGCCCGTGGCGTCTTGGGCGACGCTCACACGCTCGGTCAGCGGCAACCGTATGGCCAGGTCGACCAGGGTGTCGCTGAGCACGTCCACGTCGAAGGTGAGCTTGTCGCGGTTCTCGGGGTTGGCCAGTAGCTCAGGCTGATGCCGGGTGAGCCACTGCAGCAGCGGCACCATGACCGCCTCCGGCGCTCCACTGAAATCGCGCAGGATCAGTTCGAGCGTGTAGCGGTACTGGAAGGAAAGGCCAGCCGTGAAGCTGGCCACCAGCCCGCCATCGTCCACGAACACCAGTAGGCGTTCAGGGTCGATGGCCAGTGCCGGGACCGCCGCTACCAGGTGCTGGCGGAGTAGTTGGGGTTTCTTCATCGCCGCGCGCACTCGGCCAGGGCGGTGTGCAGCCGGATAACCAGCTGCTGCAGCGCCGTCACCTGCTCGGCGGCGGCGTGGTACTGGCCGT